TTCATGTTTATGAAACTATTTATAGACGAACGAAAGTTCACACCAAAGTTATCGGGTAGACTTTGAGCTACCTCCTAGTATCGTTGAAATAGGTCGATACAGGAACACGATTATAAAAGGAGGGTTTTTAACTATGGGAACGAAAAGAGTAGGCTTGGCGAGAATCCAAGCATTAATGGAGAATTTGAAAAGAGATATAGACTTAGGCATTACTAGATTTAAATCAACGGGCACCGTGCCTACCATTGCGGCAACGACAGCCGGGGATGGCACATGTACAATTTCTGCAGAATCTACAGATGTGGCCGGAACATTGACATTTGCTGATACTTGGGCCGACGGCGACACGTTGGTTTTGACTTTTAATAAGGCGTATGGAACTGCACCTAAAGTGCTTTTATCAAGCCACGTTTTTAATGCAACCGGCGCGAATGTGTTGGAGTACGATGCGGTTGATACTACAACCACAACGATTACAATAACAGCCAGTGGCACCATGGTGGGTGCAGTGACGTATTTTGTAATTGAAACTGTTTGATAATTAAAATAAATTTTTATATTTTTCCCCCTCCCCGGAGGGGGTTTTATTTTAAAAACGCCGATCTGCCAAAAAATACCGCCACCAATTTTTTGAGATTTTCGTTTTATAAAAATGATACTATTTATTATATAACAAGGAGTTCCCATGGGAAAGAAAAGAAGAATGAGATCTGCAAAGGCGAAGTTTGATGCTAAGCACTCCAGTCACCCTCGTATGTTGCGTTTAAATGATGATGAGGTATTCGAAGTAGAAGCACCAGCGCCCATTTCAGTGCCGGAAGTTGTCTTACAAGAGGAAAAAGTTGAAATAAAACCAAAAGCCTCTCCGAAGCCAAAAACAGCTAAAAAGCCAAAGCGCACTGCAAAAAAGAAGGCAACCAAAAAGACTGCATCTACAGCATCTTAATCAAAATTTGTTTGAATAATAAAGCCTCCAGTATATCTGGGGGTTTTGTTTTATGAGCAACTATTTACGTAATGAACCGTTGAAGGAACCGAATAATGCCAACTAATCTAAATCCAAGATCTACTCAGAGCGCCATTATATTATCATCTACTGGTTCTGCCGCTTCCGTCGCCGCAGCAGTACCTTTTCAGGTTTACACAGGTTCTATAGATTTTTTAACTGGAGCAGCATTACAGGTAAAATATGTATACAAAAAACTTGGTGGTGATGTTGTTGATATCGAATTAACGGCGGCTAACGTTTATGCGGCATATGAAGAAGCAGTTTTAGAGTATTCATATATTTTTAATCTTCATCACGGAAAAAATACACTTTCAAGTGTTTTGGGCGATACTACTGGTACATTTGATCATAAAGGTGATAGAAAAACAGGCCCATCGAATGCTAATTTGAAATATCCAAGATATCAATTCACCTATGCTAAAGCAGTTGGAGAGGGAATGGCATCAGTCGGCGGCTTTGGTGGTACTATTAGGGAATATTCTGCTTCTTTTAATCCAGTTAGCAATGTACAAGATTATGATATTCAGAGTATCATTTCAAGTTCATCAGCTACCGGAGTCAATGAAGACGACGAGGCTGTTCCTTATGCTGGAGAAGTTGGTGACAACAGGGTGTATGTCACAAAAGTTTTTTTCAAGTCTCCACGGGCGATGTGGCGCTTCTATGGCTATTATGGAGGCATAGGAGTGGTTGGTAATTATTCGACATATGGACAGTTCTCAGATGATTCGACATTTGAAATTATTCCAACCTGGCAGAACAAAATGCAGGCAATAATGTACGAAGATTCAATTTATACCAGAACATCTCACTATTCTTATGAATTGATTAATAATTGGCTGAGATTATATCCAAATCCTAGCGATTGGTCGTTTGCAGACGCTCAGAAGATATGGTTTAAGTTTTATATTAAAACAGACGCCACAGCCGAAGACGATAACTATAGAACAGGCGTTAATGGTGTTAATAACGTTAACACAATGCCACTCGACAACATACCCTATGCGAATATTAATGCAATCGGCAAACAATGGATTCGAAAATACGCACTGGCGTTATGTAAGGAGATGTTAGGCCAAATTAGAGGCAAGTTTACAACAATTCCTATTCCTGGTGAAAGTGTGACATTGAATCATTCAGAGTTGTTATCGCAGGCTAAAGAAGAGCAACAACAACTTAGAGATAAGTTGATGGAAATTCTTAAAGAGATGGAATACTCAGAACTTGTTAAGAAAGATGCGGAGATTACAGAGGCAACCACCAATACTTTGAAGCATTCACCGTTGCCTATTTTTGTAGGATAATAGATAACAATGTCAGACGAAGAATGGAAAAAACCAAAACAACCGCCCCCTCCATTGTTTTTGGGGAAGAAAGAACGTGATTTAGTAAAGCAAATCAATGATGAATTGATAGAGAAAGTTGTTGGCCAACAAATACTTTATTATCCTATTGATTTAGAGATTACAAATTTCCATGAATTATATGGAGAGGCGATAAAAAAGTCATATTTGCCACCAGTTCGTGTTTATGCGTTGGTTGAATTTACTGATTTTTCAACGTCTTATATGGAAAGCGCAGGGGTTGATAAGTCTTGGGAGATTAATGTTCACTTTCATAGAAGAAGACTAGAAGAAGACCAAGATATGTATGTTCGTGAAGGTGATTTTGTCTTGTATGGTGAGTATTATTATGAGATTGTAAAACTTACATGGCCCAAACTTTTGTTTGGACAAGCCACAAAAGAATTTGAGATTTCTGCTAGGTGCCTTAGAGCAAGGAAAGGAATATTCGATGCTACCTGATAATTTTGATTTTGCTATGATGCCTCCAGGTGATTATAATTTACGTGAGATAGGGATTTTAGAATCTACCATTGAAACTATCGATTATTCTATAATGTCGTGGTTAAAAGAAGATTTAAATATGAGCGCTAGAACAAATGAAGGATGGAGCAATGTGCCTGTTTTATGGCAAACACCAGAAAGAGTATATCAAATCAAACACAATAAGGACTTGAGAGATGATGCTGGAGCATTAAAACTCCCCCTAATATCAATTGAAAGAATAGGAATAGCAAAAGATCCTACTAGAAAAGGTTCATTTCAGGCGCATACATATTCAAAAGATAAAAACGGTAGAACAGGAAGATGGGTTATTGCAAAAAGAATAGTTCAGGACAAGACAAGAAACTTTGCTGTAGCTGGAAATGTACGCTCTCAAGATAAAGTTAACCGTGATGGACCTTCTGATCGTTATTATCCGAGAGTAAACAAGAAAGTTGTTATACAGAGTTTGTCAATTCCTATTCCTGTATATGTGAATGTGGAATATAAAATATCCATTAAAACAGAATTCCAACAACAGATGAATGATTTGTTGGCGCCTTTCATAGCGAGAACAGGACAAATTAATGCCTTTGTAATGAGAAGAAACGGACATCTATATGAAGCGTTTATTGATCAAGGATTTACACACAACAATAATGTTAGCAATCTCGCAGAGGAAGAAAGAACATTTAATTCTGTAATTACCATTAAAGTATTGGGGTATTTAATAGGTGAGGGCGAAAATGATGATCGTCCTATTGTAAGAGTAGACGAAAATGTAGTAGAAATAACGTTCCCTTCAGAGAATGTAGTTCCTGAAGGTAATGATGACTTTTTTCTTCCTTAAAGAAGAGCGTTTTGAAAATAGAAATACTATTTATTCTTGATTGCACTATCATTTAAGTGAATTAATAATGAGGAACTCACCATATGTCAGTTAAAAGTTTTAAGTTTGTATCTCCTGGGGTGTTTATCAACGAGATTGATAACTCCTTTATTCCAAAATCTGCAGATCTTATTGGTCCATGCATCATTGGCCGCTCTACTCGTGGCTTAGCGATGCAACCTGTAAAGGTAGAATCATATTCTGATTTTGTTACGATGTTTGGAGACACCGTTGCTGGAGGAGCCGGCGGCGATGTTTATCGTTATGGAAACTATCAATCTCCGATGTACGGCACATATGCTGCAAAAGCATTTTTAAGAGCAAATGTTGCTCCAGTTACTTATATTCGACTTCTTGGACAGCAAACTAGCGCAGGAAGCACCGCTGGCGGCGATGCTGCTGCTGGCTGGAAAACCACTAACGCTCCAGGTACGTCAGCGACAGCGCAAGGCGGGGCATATGGACTTTGGTTGTTTACTTCAGGAGCCAACGCTGCTGCAAATTTAGGTACAGGTAGTTTGGCTGCTATTTGGTATGTTGATGATGGAGAGATTTATCTTAGTGGTACAATTTACGGCGGAACTGGTGTCGCTGGATCTGATGGCGAAGGCGGCACAACGGGTTCAACTAGTGCTGTAATTGGAACAGACGGAAATGGACTCCATACTATTGTTATTAATGGTTCAACGGGAACAGAAAAGATTAAATTCGATTTTGATGATTCAGCAGATACATTTGCTCGCAAGAAATTTAATACGAACCCACAATTAGTCACAACACCAGGAACGTTTTTCCCATCGGCTTCAGCGAAAGATTATTGGCTTGGTGAAACTTATGAACAAGAACTACGAGATAGAGGTCTTACCACTGCCTCTTTAGGGGTTCTTTTTGCAA